ACTACCAACGCTCTTACAAGCGGAATTAGTGGTGGAGTTTTTTCTTAAATATGGTAAAATTCACGCATAAAAGGACTTAATCATGGCACAAGCAGGCTTTACCCCAATCTCTCTCTACTACAGTACAACCGCGTCGGCGCAACCAACAGGAGGCAATCTTGTTGCGGGCGAACTAGCGTTAAACACGGTTGACGAAAAACTGTACTTTAAAAATAGTGCAGGAACTGTAAAGCTTCTTGCCTCCTCTGCTTCTACAACTAACGTCCAAACTATTTCTTTTGGTACAACAGGATTAACCCCTTCAACAGCAACATCAGGTGTTGTAACAGTTGCAGGTACTTTAGCTGTCGGTAACGGCGGTACAGGTATTACTTCTTTTGGTACAGGTGTTGCGGGCGCGCTAGGTCAAAACGTATCAGGGACAGGTAGTATTGCTTTAACAACATCCCCTGTATTTACAACACCTAACTTAGGTACACCAAGTGCAGGTACATTAACTAGCTGTACAGGCTTACCATTAACCACAGGTATAACAGGTACATTAGCCATCGGTAACGGTGGTACGGGTCAGACTACAGCATTAGCTGCATTTGACGCTTTAAGCCCAATGACTACCTTAGGAGATATGATTTATGAAGGAGCAGGACCTTCTGCTTTAAGATTACCTATTGGTTCTTCAAGTCAAGTTTTAACAGTTGTAGGTGGCATTCCTGCATGGGCAACTCCTACAGGAGGCGTTACAACAATTAGCTTTGGTTCTACAGGCTTAACTCCATCGACCGCAACATCAGGAGCAGTTTCTGTAGCAGGTACACTAGCGATTGCTAACGGTGGTACAGGATCTACATCTACAGCATATGCTAGTTTAACAGCTAACGTTTCAGGCGTTTTACCTATTGCAAATGGCGGAACAAATTCATCATCTACAACATATTGTAACCTTGCATCTAATGTAACAGGCACTCTTCCTGTAGCCAACGGCGGAACAGGTGTAGCATCAACAACAGCATATGCTGTGCTTTGTGGAGGAACAACTACAACAGGTCCTTTTCAGGCTATTGCTTCTGTAGGTACATCAGGTCAAGTATTAACATCGAATGGCGCAGGTGCACTACCAACATTCCAAACCGCGGGGGGAGCAGCTTTCCCCTCAGGAACTGTCATGTTATTTGCACAAACATCTGCTCCTACAGGTTGGACAAAAAATACAACAACAGGTGATAACAGTGCATTGCGTGTTGTAACAGGAACAGCATCCACAGGTGGTTCTCAAGGCTTTACAACAGCTTTTGCATCACAAACACCAACAGGTTCTGTATCTATTACAACTGTATCGGGTAGTGCAGGTGCTACAACGCTTACTACACCACAAATACCTTCCCATGCTCATAAGGTGTTTAATTCTAGTCCTGGAAATCCTGGCACTCCTGCGGCTTCTTCATATAGAATGTTTAATACTTTTACCAATAATGGGGAAGGACTTGGGTTTGGCGGGGGTCCTTACAACGATAGAGCGGGTACAGATAATACAGGTGGAGGTGGTTCTCATACTCACCCATTCTCATTTAGCTCAGGTTCAGGTACCTTTACAGGTAATGCAATTAATTTAGCTGTACAGTATATAGACGTAATTAGAGCAACCGCTAACTAATTATGCAATTAAAAAATGGAACTTTTTGCCCGTTAATTAAAAAAGATTGTATTGGTTTACAATGTGCTTGGTTTACTAGAGTACAAGGATATGACACTAATACAGGAAATCAAGTAGATGAATATCAATGTGCAATAGCTTGGATGCCCATGTTACTTATTGAGAACTCAGGGCAACAAAGACAAACAGGTGCCGCAGTAGAATCATTTAGAAATGAAATGGTTAAAGCTAACGAAAATAGCCAACAATTATTATTAAAAACCGCAAAAATTGCCTATCCTTCTATAGATAGCAATCAATCAAAATTAATTGAGGAATAACTTATGAAACTAACAATTGTACCTACAGATAATAATGTAATTAAAGATAATATACCTTTAGATTGTGCTATTGATCTGTCTTCATGTGCTATACCATCTAACATTAGAGCACTTCAATGGCAAGATACATCAGGATGGATAGAATTTTGGGAACAAGACAACCAAAACATTACAGAATTACCTAGTTGGGTTGTATCTTGTGTTGCTATATATGATGAAGTTATGGCACCGAAGCCACCTACTCCTCCAACAGCAATACAAAACAAGCGACAAGCTTTGTCAAAATTAAGACAAACAGATTGGACAACTTTTTCTGATGTGAGTGATCCTGCAAAAAGTAACCCATATCTGTCTAATTTAAATGATTTTGTAATTTATAGAAATGCAATTAGACAATATGCAGTAAACCCTGTAGCAGGAGATATTACTTGGCCAACGTTACCACAAGAAGTTTGGAATAATAGTTAAAAAAATAATTTATGGGGAGAGAATATGGCATTAAACGTAAATATAGGATGTGTTGCTAATCTTTTTTCAAGGCAAATGCATTTTGAAAAAGCAGGAGATGTAGAGCACGGCCACACGCATTCATTTGATCATTTAACTTTGTTAGCTAATGGAAAGTTAAAAATTATTGTTGAAGGAGTAGAATCTATTTTTAAAGCTCCTCAAATGATTTACATCAAAGCTGACAAAATGCACGAACTAACAGCTTTAGAGGACAATACTGTAGCTTATTGTATACATGCTTTAAGAATTGGAGAGGATATAGATGACATTGTAGATCCTAGCATGGTACCTGATGGCATAAACATGCAATCTATAACCGATAATTTACTAGGTTGTGATCCTAGCGTGGGCATGAAATATAAACACACATCTTGTGACGATATAATTAATGACAATAAAAATGAATCAAGAGCTAATTAATAATAATTATATATATATTAAGAATTTTATTACCGAAAAAGAATCTTTAACTTTAGCAAATCAGCTTATTGATTTTAGTAAAACAATTGGTAATGATATGCGCTTTGATGATCAAGTTCCAAACTCATTATCTAAGTATAATTTTTTGCCTTTTGTAAAGCTTTTAGTAAAAAAAATACCTGATGTATCAAGAATTTTACAAGAAGATGTATTGCCAACATATACATACACAAGAATTTATAGCCATGGTGAAGTTTTAAATAGACATAGAGATCGTCCCGCTTGTGAAATTAGTCTGTCATTAAATTTAAAAAAAGATACTGATTGGCCAATTTATTTTCAAAAACCAAACGGAGAAGAAGTTTCGTTAGAATTAAATCAAGGTGACGCTGTTATGTATTTAGGTGAAATATCAGATCATTGGAGAAATGAATTTCAAGGACAAGAGCATGTGCAACTTTTTTTACACTATGTAAAGGCGGAAGGTTCAAAATATTGGGCAGTTTTTGATCAATTAAAACAGCAACCTCCAACACTAGAAAAAGGTCGAATTCCTAGTGTTACATTCTAACTTATTACGTTTTTCAAATTTTATCTCCCCAAATGAAGCGCAAGAATTATCTAATTGGATTTTGCAAAACAAAGATAAAGAATTTTTTAAAGATGCTAACATGAAAGGCAATAGGGTAACAACTAGATTTTCAACTAATATGGATTTCAAGTATCCAAGCATAATTAAAGATTTAAGAAATAAAATTGTTGATTTATTAGATTTAGATAAAGAAGAAAATGATAAAATTTACCCTCCGTTTAAAGAGGGAGCTGTTGCTAGTTGCGCTTTTACAGGGGATACATGTTATGAACATATTGATCCTATTTGGTATAATGGATTTCACACAATGCACTGTAATATCATTACTCAAGCTCCTGAAAACGGTGGTAATTTAGTATTAAATGGAGTATTGGAACAAATGAATGAAAGAGAATTAATTTGTTATTTGGTTTCTAAATTGCCTCATGCCACTACTTTAATAGAAGGATCTAAAGAAAGATTAATGTGGGTTTTTGGATTTTGTATTCAAGATGATAAATGGAATAAACTAATTGAAAAACATAAATGATTGTATAGTTGTCATTAAAAATGCTTTAACTTATCCATTATGTGACGCAATACTTGATGAATTTAAAAATAGTGATGAGTGGGTAGATACTGTAGTAGGCAGAGGTGATCTAAATAAAAAAATAAGAAATTGTGAAACTATTTATACATCTTATCCACATATTATACAGAA